GATCTCGATGGGAAGCTTAGGGTTGCTCCTGACCCCAATGCTATTGTTGCATTGAGGACACTCTTCTCGGGGGCGAAGAAACTTCGCCTTCCGTACAAGAAAAGGAGCTTACATGATGAACTCGATGAGTTCACCAGGTGTGAACAAGCGATACGGTCACCTAACCTTAACTGGGTTGGTGATGATCTGTTTGATCCTCAGTGGGTGTCAATCCACCAATTATCAGATAGATCTCTGCAAGAGTGTGTTGGAAAGCACTCTCAAGACCTTTCTAGGTGTCTGCATCTCGCAGACATTCTAGAGGAGGATACCGGACAGCTTGAGCTAACCTTCGAAGACCTAGTCGCACTGAGGCAGACTAGGATCCCGCGAAGGTTAGCCGACACTATTCAGCTTGTCGCTGATATAGTATCGTCTAGTTTTGGGGATCTTCATGATGAAGATTCCTCAGAACTCCCTAAGCATGGTCCTGGCGTTGTTTCAGATGTTTCAACAGGAGAATCCAAGTATGAATTCCCGCATTGGACACCTAAAACAGAAGCCATCTTCCCTTATGACCGATACGGACACCATTCTATTGGTGCCTGCGTCGATACATACGGTACATCCTTGGAGTTTGACTCTCACGAGCCTTCCTCAAGGATCATTGCTGTTCCAAAGAGCGCAAAAGGCCCTCGGCTTATCGCCGCAGAGCCCAGCGCGCATCAATGGTTGCAGCAGCTGGTTTTATCCCAGCTGGTTAGAAGATTGGACCAATCTCCAATTAACAGGTCAGTTCGTTTCGACGATCAGACCCGAAATCGGGGATTTGCCCTTAATGGATCAAGAAGTGGCGAATTTGCCACCATTGATCTGTCTTCGGCTAGTGACCGACTGTCCTGCTGGGCAGTTGAACGTTTCTTCAGGGCAAATACTACGCTCTTGGAACGTCTTCATGCCTGCAGAACACGAAGTGTACGGTGGGACGGAACTCGACAGAGCTACCCTTCTTTTGGGTTGGTTCTGAAGAAGTTTGCCCCAATGGGATCGGCCTGCACTTTTCCGGTGCAGTCGATAATCTATTGTTGCGTTGCTATCGGTGTGAGGCTTTATCTGTCTCACACTCGAGTCACAGCGCGTACAATAGAAGAAGCTTCAGTCAGATGTTCTGTGTTTGGGGACGATATCATTGTCCCCCAACACGACTGCCCAACTGTCATCCAAGC